TCACTTATAGAAGAAAAGGCGAGTTTTTTGTGTTCATTCAAAACCCTCAATCTGCTAACACCCGCTGTTTCAGCAAGATTATCCTGCATTTCTTTAATTCGGGCCTGAATATTAGGTTTCCTTAGGTTCTCTGTTGCAATAACCCCGGCTGTTTTTTGAGAATATCCGGCCCTTATTGCGGCCTGAGTTCCGTTCAGGTCAAGGCAATATTCATAACAGAATCTTTCCTGTTTATCGTTTAAAGGCAGTAATTCTTCGCTATTTTCTTCTTCAGTCATTTCTTCTTATCTTTTCATACTGCAAAGTTAATAATTACAAAGTCATTTCCCTTATGCATATAAAGGACGTATTATCTACATTTATAAATCCTTTCTTAAAAAATAGTTTTATGAATGACATTGCTTTTTTATGAAACCTTTTATCATTATAAAATAAAGTCATTGTCTTACATATATCCTCAAGGCCATCACATAAAAACTCTGAAATTAATAATTGTAATTCTTCAAACTTTGGGAAATTATTAGAAAGTTCTTTTATTTTTTTGATTAACTGGATTCTCCTCCTATATTTCTCTAATTCAGTAGCATTTACAAAAAACTCTATTAGTTTCCCATGATAATCTTTATTATATTTTCTCTCATCTAACGCTAATTTATTAATTTGGAAATTTGAATACAGTTCTTTCTCTTCTGATTTCTTAAATTTTTTAATAGTTATATTCCTACCAATAGTCACATTACCTCCAAGCACCAAATTATAAACATTAATTTGTCCTATATACGCCTCATCAACTAAATAGGCTTCATATGATAATGCCTCATCCCTTGATTTAAATTTTCTAATTATTTCCTTTTTAAATTTATCTCTCCCATGCTTTCGTATTGCGTGTCTTAAATAAGTGCCACTGCCGATATAATCATCCGCTAAATTATTAGTCGAATGTACGCCTATATATTCCATCCCATTTAAAAGATTAATGGTTCTATAAACGTAATGATGTTTTTTATCAATATCACTAATCAGCTTATTCATGCAATATCCGGTTCACTGAATCCATAGTAAATTGCGCCTGTATGTCCGACAATCATCAACTTCTCTGCTATTGTCGTCACTTCATCTTTAAACGCAAAGATTTCAAATGAGTTGCAAACTTCGTCAATGTCATCGGTTGTAATTACCCTCTCCGCGCTTATGTTGTAAAGCCGTGAGAGTGCGACGTAAATGTTTTTTATCTCATCCATAACTTGCCCCTTCTACGTTAATGCCGGTTAGTGTTCTTATGTTACTGCCTAACAATGTAGTAGGCATTGGAAAGTCATTTGTGCGGTATTCGCGGTGATAAACAAATAGCCGGTCAAGGTTCTTATCTTGTGCGTCATGAATAACTAAGTATTCTGCAAAGTACCTCAGTTTCTCTATTGCCCACATTCGCTGATCCCAGGTCGAAAGGTCAACAAAAACAACTGCCCAATCGCGTCCGTATTCTTCAAACAGCTTATCTGAAAACAAGGCGAACTGATGCGTGTCACTTTCAAGGTGACGGAAGTGATCTAACCAAACCTGATTATCATCTACCGTGAGAATCTTACGGCCTTCGGCGAGTAAGTGTATTTGTTCTGTTGACGAATACCCTGCACCAAGCTCAAGAATTGCCCCTGTCGTTTGACGTATGGCCTCAAAGAGTATTGGCTGATGTGTTGATTCGTCTTTCATTGATGTATGTGTATTTCGCCCTGATTAATTACTATTTTGCCATACTTCAAATCTACCGCCGTAGTGTCACCATCAAACAACTTTCCACGCCAATAGAAGATTACAATGTCACCTTCATAAACCCGTGCGCCCTGTTGCCAGTATTCGCCCTGACGGACTAACACAGGGTCAAAACCTGCAACCCAATAATCCGAAGCAGCTATGCCGTATTTAAACTCCGTAGGCGTTCCCCATTGCATACGACGTTCTGGAACTAAATCAGTAGTGTTTATAAAGTAAGGATTCATGACCTGAGAATGAAGATCATATCCACGTGCGCGCCACTGCGTAAGAGTTAAGCGATTGCCCCCGATCATGAACATTGGTTCTCCGGCCTCACACCAGAAAATATTATAGTCACTTTCAAATCCCTCCAAACACGATTCATTCATGACATTGATATTCGTCAGCCGGTTCTTTGTGTAGAAGATATTGTTTTTGATCTTCGTGCCTTTAGCTGATCCGACCGGATTGTCATTCTCATAAACGTCAATCAACCCCCGCCACGTTCCTATACCCGGACCGACGTAAAGAGAATCCTCAGAATAAAATGTATTATTATAAATCCTCACTCCGTTCATTCCCTTCACAACAATTCCAACGGCTGGAGGATTGCGGATTATGTTGTAAGCAACCACGCCTGTTGAATCAGTCATGCCGTTTGACTTCCGGATTATTCCCATTGGAACGTAGTCAAGGTAGTTATACATTATCCGAACGTCAGTATGGTAGCCTGTAAAGACCCCGTGAGTGATAGTGTTAGCGTCCTGATCTCCTACCCATGTAAACTTATTGCCCGTTATCTCTGCCCCTCTCAGGTTGTTTGTGTATGCTCCGGTATTCTCCTGTCCCGCCTCCAGCATATAACCCGTTGTGTTCTCTCCGGTGACTGAGTTGTTTCTGAAGATGAATTTAACAGGCCGTGTGCGGTTTGTCGTGACCCCGTAAGATGTTCCACTGAGAGTGTCAACAAACGTGCGGCCTTCAACCAAGATGGTATCTTGTGCCGACAGTGATAAAGGCAAGAAAAGTAAAAACCAAAAGCGTTTCACTTTGCTATGAATGAATCGTTATTGCTCTGGTACATTATGAACCTGCCGCCATAACCCGTCGTGGCGTGTGCCGGTGAGGTCATAATCGTCAGCACTTTCTTATCATACTGCCCCGTAGGTCGTTTATCTTCTGGTATCCCCGCAGCCTCCCAATCAAAATTGAGATCAAAATATTGTTCCTGTTCAGCCAAAAGCCTGTCAGCCGCATCATATAACCCGTGAATCTTCTGCCAATTATCTGTAAGCAGGTCGCCCGTCGGTATGATTGTCGGAGGCACTGTGTCAACTGCTTTTACTGAAAATGAAATCTCAGTGAAGTTATCAAATACATCAGTTGCCCGTATTGTGACTGTGACCTGCGGATTAGTGGCATTTAACGTAAATCCAGGCAGGGGATACTGAGTCACTGATTTGATCTGACAGTTATCCGAAACAGTTACCATCGGAAGGTAGTCCGGAAGTGTCGCCTCGCATGAAGTTGTAACATACACATATTGCGGAGGTATCTGGGCGATCAGGCAAGTACATGAGCTTGCCAAAAGCATAACGATTGCAAAAATAAGTAGCTTTTTCATTTCATTTGATTTATGTATTCATTTAAACAAACTTTCCAATCACGCATAAAATAAAGACCGCGAATCCTAAGTTTAGTACAAACCAATCTCTCAGAAGCCGGTCGCGGTACAAAGTATTCATCGCGAAAATGATAAGAATTAACCGCAGTCAAAGAAGCCTTGCTTTCAGTCAGCCTTATGATCTCTGCGGCTACATCATATCGCGAAGCCTCCCCTTCACAGACCATGTTGTAAACACCCCACTTTTCAGAATTAAGAAGAAACATCACGTTCCTAACAAAATCATAAGTATAAGTTGGAGTTCCGTCTTTGTCATTCACAGCCAGAATTTCATCGTTCTGAAGCTGACGCATAATTTTGTTCACGAACTTCTTATCCTTTCGCCCGCCACCCATCATCCAACCGGCACGGCAAACTAGGTAAGCATCGGAGTTTTCAACAACAAACCTCTCGCCCATATATTTAGACCGGCCATAAACGTTTATCGGTTCTGGAGCGTCCCAATCATCATAAGAGTATTTTTCACCTGAGAATATCCCTGCCGTGCTTATGTAAATCAACGGAACGCCAAGTTCATTAGCAATATGTACCGCGTTTTCAACTGCGAGTGTATTAGTGTTGTACGCTTCTAATTGGTTTTCTTCGCAATACTCAAGGTCAGTCAATGCCGCAAGATGAATCAATACGTCCGGCGAGAATCCCAATACTGACTTGCGATAAGCCCCAAAATCACGAACATCACAATAACCCAACCAATCCTCGTTTAAATCTATATCCGTGCATTTCAGCTTATGAACGTCATGAAGCAATGAATAAAACGCTTCACCAAGCATCCCGCCGCATCCGGATATATAAATGCGTTTCATGACTTAAAATTGTGAGGATATTTCTTTAACCATTCCGTAAGCTCTGGGTGATTAATTTCTTCCAAAGTTATGAATCTTTTTTGAGCGAACCACTCTGTACGATGAAATATATCTTCTCCGGTCTGCATACATCTCTCTATGTTCTCGCGGTTATTCACATCCGGAGTATTAACCTGCTGTTCTGAAAAATGACTGAGTTTAGACATAATCATCTCCGGAGAACCCAAAAATGAATAATGCCACCCCCCGTTCAGTATCGTAGTTTCACCCTGACCCCTGCGATCTCTGA